CAAATGAGAAAGCAAGACAGATTTCAAAAGAGCGTGATTTGGCTATTGCCTCTGGTGCTTTGCGGTTGCGGCTCCCTGTCAAAACCAGTTGCCCCATACAAACCACCTCAGATACCACCGTTGCCAGCGGAGATAGCAGTCAAGAGGGAGGCGAACTTGACGCAACGACTGCTCAAACTCTTATCGCCATCACAGACGATGGAGACGAAGCAATCAGACAACTCACCGCCTGTCAACAAGCCTACGAATCCATCTACGAAACCTTAAAGGAGAAAAAATGAACCTGTCAGCTAACTTCACCCTCAAAGAACTCACAAAGTCAGATACTGCCACTCGGTTAGGGTTGGACAATACTCCTGATGACGAGGCTTTGGAGAACTTGAAAACCCTTTGCGAGAAGGTGCTTCAACCTGTTCGTGAACACTTTGACAAGTCTGTTAGCGTGAATTCTGCCTATCGCAGTCCTGAGTCCAATGCTGCCGTTGGTGGCTCTAAGACTTCTGACCACTGCAAGGGTATGGCGGCAGACATCGAGATTGTTGGTGTTGCCAATGCTGATCTGGCTCAGTGGATTATGGATAACCTTGAGTACACGCAGTTGATTCTGGAGTTCTACACCCCAGGCATTCCTGACAGTGGTTGGGTTCATGTGTCTTACGACCCAAATAACCTGAAGAAGCAGGAATTGACTGCCACCAAGGTTGCGGGCAAGACCACCTACTTGAATGGTTTGGTGGCCTAATCGTCTAGGAAAAAGAGCAGGGCGACTACAGCTAGTAGCGTCACTGCTCCTCCCAATGCGAGTACAAGCAAGATGTTGATGACGTTACTCAGCACTCTTGACCTTCCATTCACGTTCATTACGTCCTGATTTTGACTTGACTGTGCGTCCTGTCAACTCAATTAAGTCCATATTGGACAACTCGTTTAAACGTCTTGCAACCTGATTTGAGTCTAAGCCGCTATGTTGGGCTATTCCATCTTTGCCAAGCGCACCATGAGCCTTTAAACAGTCCACAATGATGCCAAAGTGCTTGGAGGCCAAGTCTTTAGCTGAATCTGCTGCTTCAAAGCTGGTAATTGGGTCTGAAGCTCTTGCCCGACCAAAGATAGGCAAGTCAAAGAATTTTTTTACGCCACCACCAAAATGTATATCGTCTAATTTACTCATCATTCACTCCTGTTAAGTTAGTGGGTACTCACTTACGCTTTCCCCATTTAGTCACATCAAAATTCCAATTTCATTTCTTTATGTCTTTGTTTGTGACATGGTTGGCAAAGCCACATAACATCCAAAGGCTTGTCGTAATCCTCGTGATGAGCGAGAGATTTTTTCTCTCCACATCTGATGCAGGGACTAGGTACAAGTAGCCCTTTTCTAATGGCTTTGGCAACTGCTCCATGTGCTTTAGCACGACGAGTGTCTTCGGCTCTCCATGCTCTGTTGACCTCAAGCGCAAGTTTTGCCCTGTGTGGTTCTTTTGACCTAGCCTTATCATAGGCTCTGATCTTTTCAAGATTCTTATTCCTGTGGGTTGTCGCATCATTTTTCGTACATTCTTTACACTTGTTGAGGTGACCATCACCCATTGCGCTGTGCTTATAGAACTCGCTTAACGGCTTGATGGTCTTGCACTTAAAACACTCTTTCTCAAAACGAATCATGCTGTACTCCTGTGCTTTTGGCAGTACAACCATTATAGACCCGTTTTAATTAAAAGGGATGTCGTCATCCATATCTTCAATTTTCTTTGAAGACTTAGCTTGTGGTGCTTGGCCTTGTTCTTCTTTAGGGCTGAGAGCCAGACCCATGAACTTGCCGTTCTTACCTTCTTTAATCCATGCTGACAGCCAGTATTCCTGACCATTCACACGAATATTTCCTTTGTAGTGAGGGTGTGATTCTTTTTCACGCTTATCGTTCTTGAACATCACACCACTATTATCACGCTGATTAGTATCCATTTAACACTCCTTGATATGCTGAAAACTCTTTGTGCAACTTGTTTGTTGCTTCTATTGCTACTAACTCTGCCAATTCTTTATCTTCATAGTATCCAAAACTATGACACTTGGAATTGACTCTCAATTGAACAAACCATTTTTTATCTCTTTTATGCCACATCACTCCTTTTGTTCCACTTGTATTTCGTGTGCTAATTTTTTGATTCATGCAATTCTGAGAAAAAGTTGCACCCCTCAAATTTTCTATCTTGTTGTTTGTTTTATTTCCATCAATGTGATCTACAAAATCGGGCAAATAACCATGATGGTATAAAAATATTACTCGATGTGTTTTCTGAAACTTTGAGTCAACACGAACCCTGTGGTATCCAGTCCGTTTGTCAAGAGTTCCTGCTGGTTGACCAATTTTTACGCAATGCGCTGTTTTAGTCTTCCAATATAAAACACCATCTGAATAATCAAAATACTCACGAATTTTTTGCTGTTCCATATTTACACCTTAATTTCATTGAGTTTTTTAACTTTGTCATCCACTTCCGCAAGAAACTGGATAACCTCTTTTTCGAGTTCTGCAATGTACAAGTCATTGCGCTCGATTCTTTTGATGAACAACTGAAGATGGCTAGGCATTCGTGGGTCAAAACTCACAAAATCACACCAACTTCTGTCTGCACATCGCATCTGCCACTGCATCTGGTCATAGTACTTCTTGGATGGTTCTTCACCAAGAATGGTGTCGATATGGGTGGCAGTGTTTGGGCACTTGATCTCTAGGCATCCATCGTCACCCACCAAGCCATCAGGAGAGGCGGCAGACATAGGAATACTAGGATGGTCAATAGCACCTACCTGATCGACCATATTGCCTGTCTTGGACTCGTATGCGGCTCTGGCAAAGGTTTCGTTCTCAACACCCCATTCCATAGCAGCATTTGAGTAGGATTCAGCAACAGTCTGAGTCATGCGTTCTACGACCAACTGTGCCATGTAGTTAGCTCTGCTGGTGCTGTAACCTGTCTTTGTCTTGGCAACAATGTCAGAGATACGAGAAGCAGTAGCCTTGCCACAACGCTGTGCAAACCATTCTGGTGAGCCTTGTACGATTTCTTCACTCATAAAGACCCCATTTGCCTGATTGCGCCAGCACATTCGGCTGGTTGCATTCCAACATCACGATTTTGAAATTGATCACATAGTCTTGCACAATTTTCACGCTCCATGCTAGTCGAAACTTTATAGAACTCAATAATCCAAGATACCATCCAAGGCTCTAACGGTTTCATTCTTTCTCTAAAATCTCTTGTTTTGGCTTTGGTATGGCATTCTTTAGCCAACCTAATTATTTCTTTTGTTGTCATGCCTCCCTCGCTTTCAACATTGTGTCTGCCACTTGATAAGAAGCCATAGAAATATCTTCTAACCAACCCTTGTGTTCTAAAAAATCACAAGGGTGATAGTTGTGCATCAATCCCTGCATAGCCTTTGCCGCAAAGTAATCACGCAATTCAATTTTTGGCTTGTGCTCTTTTGATTTTGGAGTAAAGTCATCAGTCATTGAACAAACCAAGGATTTACTATTGATTTTTTCAAATTCTTGTTCTAGAAAATTTTTTAATCTATCTAAAACACCATATCTTGGTATAGAACGTCCATTTTCCCATCTTGCTAGAGCTTGCTGACTTACATTAATAGCACGTGATATAGCTGCTTGAGACAATCCCAAAGAATATCTATCTAAATATAGATTTTTGCCAAATGGATTTTGTTGCATCATTTCAATGCCCCTTTACGCTTTTCTTTGGCATCAATCACTTTCTTTTGCCAGTTCTTATCAGAGCCGCAAGCAGAGTAAGCAGCAGTGTAGACATTCTTGAGTTCTTCCATGTTGGATGCTGCATCAATAGCCGCTAAGTGGTCAATCATTGCGTTTACATCAATGTCAGAGCCAGATTCACCTTCAGGCAAGTCTTCTCCAGCATAGATATACAAGCCCAAGCCATGCAGAGACAAAGCCTTAGTCATGCACCGCATGATGGCAGTGTTGACAGCAAATGCGTCTGGATTCAGGATTGCTTTGTTTCGGAAGTCCATCACTGGAAGTTGGCAAGTCATTGGTTTGCCAAACATAGTGACTGTGACGAACACCATTGCAGTGCCGTTAATGTCCATGAAGCACTTGCCATCAAACATCTCGACTTTGTAAGATGCGTTTCCATCAGCCTTTAGTGCTTCAGCCCATGCCCATGCCCACGAGAGGTAGGTAAGGTTGGCTTTTTTCTCTGTATGGTCATTAACATTTTTTGCTAACAACTCTTTTATAAGAATCTGTCTATCTACTAAAGCTGGGTTAATAACCACAGTTTCTTTATCGTATAAACGGTCACGCTTGTTAGTTGTTTCAATCATCATTCACTCCTATATACGCCATCTAAAATATCTTTTGTTTCCTGAGCCACCATCCACATTGCCAACAGTGTGAGGTCAGCATGGATTTGGGCTATGTCGCTACTGTATCCTTCGTATTTTCTGTGAAGGCACTTGTCCGACAGTTTCTTTGTTGTCTGCTCGATTCGTATCAGCAGGGGTGCATAGTCGATCATCATTAACTCCTGTTTGTTTAAACTTCTTCCACGTTTCCGCAATATTGGTTTGTGCGGCATTCACATACCCAAATTCTGGGTTGGTGATCGGTTTAGATGGCACTGCAACGCTCTGGTATTTCCCAACGTATGCCATCTTTTTAGCC